CGATTTGGACGGAGGACGCGGGGACTTGTAAGGTATGGGTAACGATGTTGGCGCTCGCTGACAAGAATGGCGAGGTCCACGCATCCATTCCAGGCCTTGCTCGCGTCTCTGGAATGACACTTGAGGAAACCGAGGCCGCTCTTTCCAAATTCATGTCGCCGGACAAATACAGCCGGACACCTGACGACCAAGGGCGTAGAATCGAAGCGATTGAAGGCGGCTGGTTGCTGCTGAATCACGCCAAGTATCGCGCCATGGCGTCGAAGGATGAAGAGAAGGAATCCAACGCTAAGAGACAGGCCGCTTTCAGGGATCGCGCAAAGCGTAATGGAAGAGTAACAGGAAGTAACGCACCCGTAACGCCATGTAACGCACCCGTAACGGTTGGAAGGGACATAGCAGAAGCAGATACAGAAGCAGATACAGAAGCAAAGGTAAAACCCTCTCCTCAGCAAATTGCCAGCCCTGCCGGGCTTAAGGGTGACGAAAAGGAAAAGCAGTTCAATCGATTCTGGAACGCCTACCCGAAACGCAAAGGCAGAGGGAATGCACTCAAAGCATGGACAAAGCAGAAACTTGATTCCAAGATCGAAACCATTCTCGAAGCAATCCAACGGCTCAAGAAAGACGAACAATGGACCAAGAACGGCGGGCAATACATTCCTCACCCGGCAACATGGCTCAACTCTGGCGGGTGGGATGATGAGATTACGATCTTCACCCAAGGTCAAAGAGGCAACATTTACACAGGAAAGACGCTATGAACCCATTCGACGCAACAAGCGCACCACCAAACGACACGGAATCAGAACGGGCATTACTCGCCCTCATGCAGTCGTCGCCATCACCAGCAATCGACATTGTAGCCAACTGCCTCACGGAATCTGACTTTTACAAACCTCTCCACGGAACGGTTTTCAAGATACTCAAGGAACAACACTCAGCGGGGAAATCAGTCGACGACGTTTCCATTATGCCGCTGATTCTCCGCGAGCATGTGAATCTTCCTGATGCTCTCGATACGATGATCAACCCGCCGCCAGCAAAGGCGTTTACAGACTTCCTGCGCAATGTCCAGAATGCCGCCAGCCTGCGCAAGATTTACACAGCCTGTCACAAGACGTTAAAAACGATTTCCGAGCCATGCGCAGAGTCCCACACGACGATTGGAGAGTTGAAATCAAGCATTGCCGCCTGCGAATCCTCATCAAGCGACAAGATCGGGATTCCAGTGGAGGAATTGTGGCACTCACTAATTGAGCGCATGCAGGGTATGACGCCACAGAAGCCGCCGATACCAACAGGAATCGATCAAATCGATTCTAGAGGGCGCGGAGGGCCAAGGAGAGGGCAAATGGTGCTGATTGGCGCACTCCGCCACGTTGGCAAAACTGCATTAGCTCGACAGATAGCTCTCAATTGCGCAAAATCGGGTTTCCAGACACTTTGTTTTTTCGCTGAATCTTCTGATGAGGATGAGGCTGCAAACACGATGGCGGTAATGTCCGGCGTCGAGTTTAAGAATTTCACCGGGGACAGCAGAACAATCACAAAAGGCACGGTGAGTGCAATGCAGCGCGTTCTTGAGGCTGACAAGCCGAAACTCAGGATCGACACGGAGCCGAGTTTAAGCGTGGACATCATCGAGCATCGTTGCCGAGTCCTGAAAGCGACCAAGGGGCTCGATGTGGTTTTCGTGGATTACCTGCAATTCCTGCACTCGAAGCAAACCAAGATGCAAACCCGTGAGCAGGCAATCAGCGAAGATGCTCGACGGCTCAAGGTGTTGGCGCGAGAGCTTGACGTTGTGCTCTACCCGCTCGTCCAGCTAAACGATGAAGTTCAACCGCATGAGATTCCAGAATTACGCCACATTCGGGAATCAAAAGGGCCGGTGAATCACGCCGACATCATTTGGCTTATGTCGGCACCGGACGGCATCGACCACGATCCAACGGCGGAATCAGGAATCCAGCGAAGGCAATTATGGAATCGCAAATGGCGCGGAGTTGAGCGTTTGCGTTCGCAAGGTTTTGCGATGCCTGTTTGAGATAGGATTCCTTCAATTCAGATCCCACGAATCGCCTCCCAAGTTTCAACGACTGGTAACCTTCGCTGCCGATTCCGGTGAATGGCGAGAATACCAGGTCACCGGGATTGCTCCAAAGCTCAACAGCCCGCCCGATGACATCAAGCTGGAGTGGGCAAATGTGCTTTTCGTCGGCATGATCCCGCGCCCCGTCACGATTCAGGACGTTACCTTGATCCACGGTCATCCAGACTGGCGATGCAACTTCCTGCCACCAATCAACACTGTAATCCTTTGGATTCTTTGTGACTGGTTTCACACTTTCGCCCGGTGCGCGGAATACAAGCAAGTAATCAGCGCATCCAACCCGTGAGTCGCTGGAATCAGCCTTGAGCGTCTTGTAAAGTAGTCCGTGTGCTTTCGTCCGTTGCATCTCTGTAACGGGTGATTTCCAGATGCAAATGCGAGAGTGGAAAAGGAAGTCATGCCGCCAGAATGCGCGTATAATCTCCCCACTGAAATCCTGAAACTCAATCTTCCCGTGCTTCCATTTCGTGCTGAGCAGGTCGACGCAATGAACGGCAACCTCGCGGCCAGGAACCATAACACGGGCAAGCTCCGCAATCAGCAACTCGAAATGCTCAGTGAACGCAGTCAGGTCATCGCAATTCCCCATATCCTGCAAGTCGTCGCTGTAGGTGAACAGGTCCGCGAAAGGCGGTGAGAACACGCTAAAGTCAATGGAGTGATCCGGTAGCGTTTTAGCTACTCGAACGCAGTCGCCGTGGTGCAAAGTCCATCCATCGCCAGTGATTGTATCAATATCGGTTTTCATCGTCAGTTGTTTTGATTGTTGTTGTTTGAAGCACTCAGCGGCGTGCTTCATGGCCGTTTGCATGGTTTCATGCTGTTTGATTTTGCGCTCGATAGTGCGCATGATTGCTTCCTCAGTGCTTGCCTGAATAATAAACGCGTTCACTTCCTTCTTTTGGCCGAAGCGGTAGCATCGGCGTAACGCTTGATAGAAATCTTCGAACGAATAGGAAAGCCCAACAAACGCCACGTTGCGGCAATGTTGAAGGTTTAGCCCGTATCCAAAGATTGAGCTTTTACTGATGATAACACGTGTCTTTTCAGATAAGAAATCAACGATGGCTTGCTCCTTAAATTTAGAAGAGTCGCTTCCGGTGACTTCAACGGCATCGGGAATCAATGCCGCCAATCGTTCGCTTTCATCATTGGTATTGCACCACACGATCCACGATTCATCTGAATGATTAACCATTCGAGAGACTTCTGCGCATCGCGCTTCTGCCGTCATTCGCATTTCACGGTGCATCGTTGTGGCTGATAGTGTTGGAATGCGGAATAACTCGCCTTCTTCTGCGCCTTCTGTGGCATCAACTTCCACGCTGATTGTTTGCAGATTCAACGGCGGGAGAATATATCCCTCATCACTGAATCCAATGTCAGATGGCTTGCTGATACACGCGGCCCATGATGCCACCCATTCCCAGAAAGGCTTTTCTGCGTGCTTTTTCAAGCGCCAATCTCCGGTGTTGAACGTGTCATTTAGAAAAAACGTGGCGAGCATTTGCGCTGGCGAACATACACCCAGGAAATCAGCATGTTGCCCGAACTCCGTGTAATCGTTCGGTGACGGCGTGGCGGTGCAGCATAGGCGATATTGAGTATCTGCGAAACGATCTGTCAGCTTTCGGCGAGTCTTGCCTGTGAACGCTTTAAGGATTGAGCTTTCATCAATCACGACTCCGCCAAACTCAACGCCGCCCAGATGGTCGATCTTATCGAAATTCGTAATGATGATTCCGTTAAACTCAGTCTGTCCAATCTGGTAAACTTGCGCGGAATAACCGAACTTCACAGCCTCGGAATGAGTTTGAATAGCAACTGAAAGCGGAGTCAGAATCAGGACTGGCTTCCCGGTTTTCTCGGTGACTTGTCGCGCCCACTCAATTTGTTGAAGAGTCTTTCCAAGTCCGCACTCTTCAAATAGAGCGGCGCGGCCTTTACGGACTGCCCACATAACGACTTGCTTCTGCCAGTCGAATAATGGAGCGGTGATTTCTTGCGGCTCAAAACCGTAGTCTTGCGCCTTTTTGGATTTAGTTGTGATGAATTGATCGTAGTTCATATTGGTTCTGTTGTGGTAAGTTTTAAGATTGTGTCAACCCGTGCAGTTTTGCGGCCTTTTGAACGGCCCTGGTGAATTCCTCGAATGTCCACTTGGCGGACTGTTTCCCGAAAATCTGACGGCGATATTGGAACGCCAAGGATGCCCCTGTATTGCGTCCTTTCTCAGTCAGTTGCGATAACTCATTGCGAGCGAATCGTTTAGGGAATGACGCGACAGGAAAGCCGCAAACGCGATATTTCGGCCAGAGCCATGCAAATTCCGCCTCGGTAAATGGGTTAATGTATGATTGTTGCATCTTGTGTAAGTTTTGCGATTTTCGCAGTGATTCGTTTGATTTTCGCGCCGTAGTAAATGATCCCATGATCGTTCAGGCTGGCGCACGCTGCCTTGTATTGGATCTTGGCGACGGTGAGTTTGGATTGGAGTTGGTC